TCTTTTCAACAATTTAATGAAGACTTGGAAGCAAGAAGACAACAACTTGCTCAAAGACAAAAAGAACATCTTGCTTCATTCAAAGAAAGATCTGCTGCGACTGCAAATGCACAGAAAGAAAGAATTGCAGCAAAACAAGATCGTGAGCAACTAAAGAAAGAAATCAAACAAGAATTGCAGTCAGAACAGCATCCAATAATGAAACCAACCGAATATAATAAACAAGTTGCGCGTCAACAAGCACGTTGGAAAGGAATGCAAATCCGACAATCCCATGGTGAAATGGAGCACGAAGCAGGTGCAGAATTGGCAGCAAAACAAAGAAGACTGAAATCAATCATGAGTAGATAGTGGACACTTAGATAACTGGCACACTAAACTCCATCAGCACTCAAATCTCCTGTATATTGTATTTGTTCAAACGACTGAATCACATGAACGACTTTGATGACATTCAAATTGAAGAATCTATTGGATTTGATTTTGCAGAACAATCCTATGATGGACTCTTTGATGAAGAAGAGAATGATTCTAAAACCTTCGATGCTTTCTTGAACTCAAACTACGATTTCTGATGACACCTGATACTCTTAACTTTACTGGCGATGCTGTCACCTTTCTTGGTTTGATTGGTGTTGCATCAACTGCAATCATTCTTGTTACAATCTTTCGTTCATTCCACAACTCTCCTCTCAACAAATGAAACCTGCTGAAATCGTTTATCAACTTCGTGAACTTCAAGATATTTGGAGGAGCAACAACTTTCAATTAAGTGAAGGTCAACAGGTGACTTATGACAAATTGTTGCAACTGCGTCGTGAGCGTGTGAGGTTCTTCTATACTAATGACTTAGTTTTCAAAGGTAGCAAAGCAGCATGGGATAAGGAACAAGCAGAAGAAGCAGCACAAGTTGCAGCATCACAAACCAACGAAAACGACACTGATTTTTGATAATGCAAAACAAGCATCTTGAGCATCCTGAAGATACCATTCTGACAGGCGATTTGTCTGTTCTTGATTGGTTCACTGCAAGATCTAAGATTAGCGTCAAGATTGATGGAAGTCCCGCTGTAGTCTTCGGCACAAATCCGGAGAATGGTAAGTTCTTTGTTGGCACCAAATCTGTCTTCAATAAAGTAAAAATCAAAATCAATCATTCTCATGAAGAAATTGATCAAAACCATGAGGGCGCAGTTGCAGACATTTTGCATGTTGCTTTTGATTGTCTACCTCGCATCAATGGTATCATTCAAGGTGACTTTATTGGTTTTGGTGGTTCTGACACTTACAAACCAAATACGATTGAATACAAGTTTCCTGAAGTAATCAATCAGCAGTTTATTTTTGCTCCTCATACATCTTATTATGGTGCTACTCTCCGTGATGCAGTTGCAGAGTTTCGTTGCCCTATCTTCAGAAACACCAGCAAATGCTACTTTGTGCAACCCAAAGCACAAATCTCTGAGTTTTTGGATGACATCGAAGACACTTGCAAGTTTGCAAAACAAGTTGCAACACTTGCAACGTTCGTGAATGAGAAGCAAGCAAAAGAACTCAAGAAGATTATCAATCGTTACATCCGCGAAGATGTAGAAATTGATGAGGTGACTGAGTATGACATTGCATCTGAATGTAGTTGTGATGTCAATCTGATTCGTTTGTGGAAGTTGGTTGCATCTATCAAACTTGATATGTTCTGTTTCATTGAAAGTGATGTTGATATTGAGTGCTACATCAACAATGAACGCACAGATCATGAAGGTTATGTAATGACAAACAAGTTTGGTACATATAAAATCGTGAATAGAGAAGTATTCTCTCATCAAAACTTTGTCAGTGCAAAGAATTGGAGTAAATAAATACATAAAAAGTATTTGTTTAAGATGGCAAAAGACGAAACAATGATTGGCATCACTGGATTGCCAATTCCTAAGAAAAAAATGTCTCCTGCAAAACAGCATGAGTTTGAGAAAAAGAGAAGAGCAAATCTTGGAACAAATGTTGGTGGCGAAAGATATAAGAAAGATGTAACTCCAGGATATAATCCACGTTCAAGAACTTTTGAAGAGTTCATGTCCATTGCTGAAGCAGTATCTGCATCAGATCGTAAACTTGCTCAAAGTGGAATCTTATCAAAACGTGCAGATGATTTGCAACGCGAAATTGATGCAGTAAAAGGTGGAAAGAAACCAGCAGCACCAACAAGATCTGCAAGAAGAATTACAAAACAAGATTATGAAGTAAAAGAAGAAACTGCTGTTGCTGATAAACCACCAACAAAAGAAGAGAAAAGAAAGATTGCGTTAATGCAAAAACTTGCAAGATTGAAAGCACAAGCAAAAGCGCCTGCAATCGTTTCTGATGTTGCAACAAAAGAAGAGTTTGAAATTGATGAAGCAAAGGTAGAAGCAGGTGCAAGTGATGTTGTAAAGAAAGACATTAGAAGTCGTCGTTTTGTAGGATCAAAAGGTGAAAAGAATTATGATGCAATGGGTCCAACTGCTTCAAATTGGGTTTCTGCTGCAAGATTGAGAGCACATAAAGCAGCAAGAGGTGTAAAGAAAGAAGATTATGAAATTGATGAAGCAAAAGTAGATGTTGGTTTATCAGATGCAGAAAAGAAAAAGGTAAGAACTGCAAGACAAGGTTATGCAGGAGCAAAACTTCCAGGAAGTGTACCTCTTCATACTGGAGACATTGATAGAAGAGCAGCACATAGAGAAAGAGATGAACTGAATAAGGATGCAAAAGATATTCGTAAAAGTAAATTAAACGCCCCTCAATTTCAAGGAACAACAGGAGCAGAACGTCTTGCTCAAGTCAAAAAAGCAAAAGGAATCAGATAGTGTGACACCTGAGTAAGTGGCACAAGATATGTGCAAAGGACTCAAAACCTGTTATTGTTCTTTTGTTGAGACAAACACTTTTCATGACTTCCAACCCTTACGTTGATCATCTGATTGAGAAAGGTTACACTGAACAGGAATGTCGCTCTGCACGTTCTCCAAAGCGTACTTTTCCTTGCACCATTGGTTTGCGTACCTTTAACACTGAGGAAGAGTATCAAGATGCTCTGCACGACTTTCTCAATGGTATCTAAATGATTTGTGGAATCTTGGTGCTCATAGCATATTCTCTGGGAGCACTACAAATTATTATTCTTCATCAATTAACAAACCACGTTCGGGAACTTGATCAATGAAAACTCTTGCATACATTGCTGGTGCTGTGACTGTTGCATTTGGTATCCTATCTCTTGAAGCATGGTTGCTTCTGGTAGTGTTGGGATGGTTTGGTGTTCATGCTCTCACTTTCTGGAAAGCAGTTGTAGTTGTTCTGCTTATCTCTGCTCTGTTCGGTTGCTCCTCCAAAAAATGAACAATAACACAACTTGGTTTGAGATTTTTGTGACTCTTAGTGTTAGTGTTTTTCTTATTTTAGTTGTTGTAATCCTCAACAACATTACTAACCCATACATTGATCAGCAGTGTGCTACCAAAGGTGGACAGGTTTTTCATACTCCTGGTAATGTTGATTCATGTATCTATCCTGCAAAATGATTTGCACGTGACACTTCTCTAAGTGTCCACCAGACGCACCAGGATCGTCTCTGGCGCGTCTATAATCCATTTGTTGAGTCAAACTACACAACACCGATGATTTCTTTTCCAACTCGACAACATCACATTGCAGAACTTTATGATGCTTGCAAATTGATTGTTGACACTTACCGAGAATCTGATCTCTTCAGTGTTTATTCTCAAGAAGGACTTGAAGATCATATTGATTTTGCTGCCACTGCTCGTGAAATTATGGGATTGATTGCTGAAGGTGACATCAAATGAAAACCACTCAAATCTATTTGATTGCGATTGGTATTTTCATGTGGATGTCTTATACAATCAAACACGATAATTACAAACAGCAACAACAAGAAGCACAAGTTCATCGTCAATTCTGTGCATCGTACACTTTTCATCCTGATTGCAAATGAAGTACAAAGTTCAACTCTACGTTGGTGGTAAAGTATTCACCGAAGAAGTTCATGCCAATTCTCCTAAAGATGCAAAGGAAACTGCACAGGTGCGAAATCCTCATGCAAAAGTAGTTTCCGTAAATGCAACGTTTTTGTGAATGAAAACTATCACAACTCTACCACAAACAAAACAACTTTATCTGAATGACAATCAGATAGATTTTGTCAAGGAATTGTTGAGAGATCATATCATTCGTGAAGATTCCGATGATTATAGTTTTGCTATCACCATTCTAAAGACGATTGCAAAACAATGTGCCAGAGATTGAACTGGCACAAGGTATGAGCACAGCACTGAAAATCTGTTATTCTATAAAAGTCAAAGCAATTCAATCAAATGACTGCAACTCTTGCACAACAAAACATTGCAGAGAATGTTCTCAAGCACACTTATGCTCTGATTGAAGCACTGAAGCACAATTATGTCCAGTACGCTATTCGTGGACATCAACGTTCGATCGAGAACTATAATTTCACCTATGATGGCAGCGTTTCTGTTCAGTCACAACATCATGCACGCAAGATTGATGAACTGAAGAATGGTGATTGTCCGATTGATTATGTGATTGAAACTGGTAAAAAGTATCACAAAGTCATTTTTATTGATGGTGGTGGATCTCGTTCTGTTCACTGCTTCATTGATAAGCAAACTGGCGAAGTGTATAAATCTGCATCATGGAAAGCACCTGCAAAAGGTATTCGTTATGATCTGCGATTGATCAAAGATCGTGAATACCTTTTAGAAAATGCAGATTGGTCGGGAGGATATTTATATGCTGCCTAATTGATACAAACTCAAAGCAGTGTGCCAGTTCAATTTCTGGCACACTCTCTCGTTTTCCGCTTCAAAATCGGGTATTCTTAAAGAGTCAAAGCAATTCAATCAAATGAACACTGCATTTGTCACACCAAAATCTAAGAAAGCACGCAACCGATTCTGTAACCTCATGCAATCAGAATCGGAGTGTGTGATTGAACAAAACAAAGGCAATCGTGTCTTTCTACGTTCACTCAACGGCAAAAACTTTTTCTGGGTGAATCTTCACAACGACACCGATTGGAGCATCGAACTATGAATCTCTACATCATCAACGAAATCCTTTCTGATTACACTTCTGGAATGTGTGTGATTGCTGCTGAATCTAAAGAGCAGTGCCGTGAGTTCTTTATCAAAGAGTTTGGTGAATGGTATGCTAAAGATTACGACAGCGAGCATACTGAGTTTACTATCATTGAAAATGTAAATCATCCTGAAGGTGTTGTATCTTATGTTTATGGAGGAGGTTGATATGAAACAAGCAGAACTGATGCGTTCGATTGAACAACTGTTGGACAATCTTTCTTACATCAATGAAGATTTGTTCAATCAGTATTGTGACAAGTGTTATGATGACAATAGTGAACCGATTGTTGAGAAGTTCACGCCCGAACTTCTTGATGAACTTGAGCAGATTTCTTATGAACTTTATGATAGTAATTTGTTAGATCTGTAGAGTAAACTTCTTGTCCTGAATCATGACAATAAACTGATTCAAACATTCCTTTGCAATTTTTATCATGTCTTTCCAATTTCAATCCAGTGCTGTCGATAACATTGTCGTGAATGATGATGACAATGTAACCATCACATTTCGTGGTGGACGTGATTATCAGTATGCTTGCTCTGATGTTGCTGGTTTTCAAAATGATCTGCAAAATGTGATTGAAGAGAATGAATCTGTGGGTAGTTTTGTGAATCGTGCTATTCGTGCACAACTTCTGCAACAAGTTGCTGAACCTGTGACAGTCTGATAAGTGGCACAAGGGATCTTGATTGCCTCAAGATCCCTGGTATTCTTAAAGAGTCAAACAAACGACATCAATTCATGACTCGTCAATTTCACAACATGAGTGTCGAAGATCGTGAAATGTTTGCATACAACTCTGCCTATCAAAAACAACAAGCAGAGTTGCAACGTGTGCTCTCACATCCTGAGAATCGCATCAAGTATTGCCTTGAGTTTCTGAAAGGTTATGCAAACGGAAACGATGAACTGATGGCAAAAAAATGTTATGATAGCATCGCAGAATACTCTGCACAACTTGATTACTCTGAAGCACACTTCTGATCATGACAAAAACATTCACAGTTCGTTTTGATTCTAATGCTCTCAATTCTCCTGAGTACATCGGACCTTTTTCTTCTGAAAATGATGCTCAGGAGTATTGTGATGCTCGCAATGATTCGTTAGCACTTTCTGGTATTCCTTCCTCTGTTGCTTGTTATTCCATCGTTGATTGATCATGACACAAACCACTCTTACATTTGAAGAATTGGATGCACTTCTTGCGCTCATTGAGTTTCATGATGATTGGGACGAAGTGAGTGAAATTGTAGGTGCAGATGTGAATGTACTTTATGACAAACTTTCTGAAATGAGGGATGAAGTTTAATGAAACTCCAAGTGACACAAATTGATTTTGATTGGGGTGATGATGATTGGGGAATTGTACATCCTGATGATATAGAAGAAGGAGAAAAGTATAAGAACAAAATCATCAATTCAGTTCTTAATCAAGTTTATAATGTGAATGAAGAAGATGAACTTGTAGATCTAATTTCAGATAAGTCTGGTTGGTGTGTTAATTCTATTGAATACAAGGAGATTAAATGATACCATGTGCCAGATGTAGAAGTGGCACAATAAATGAGCACAGCATTCCAAAACCTGTATATTAAGAGAGTTCCAAAGCAATTCATCTCATGCGTAAGATTGAAGTCCAGATGAACAATGCAATCTCCAACAAAGTGAATTGGAAGAATGCAAACACTGAAGTTCTGTACATCAATGGGGTTTCTTATGTGTATCTGCATCGTAATAAGATTGCAGAAGTAGGTGACAACTTCATTCGCTTATTTGATGGAGGATGGCAATCAAACACTACCAAATCACGTCTGAATGCTATTCTCTCTGTACATGGATTGAAGAACGAAGGTGTTTATCAGAAAGCATACAAGTGGTTTCTGAGATTAACTGATGGCACTTCAATTCCTTTCTTCTCATCAATGAGGTTAGCATGAACTTTATTGGTAATTGTGTCAATTCATTTGATGAGTTTGGTGATTGTATTCTTCCACAACTTCCTTTCTCAAATGTCACTGAGTTCGCACAACTTGTAGAAGAAAGTGATAATGTAGAGATTGGAGATTTTGTGATTCAGTATAATCAAGAAACCGACATTCATTCATTCTTTTTCAAAACAACAAACAAATGACATACAAAGAACTACTCAATCAACTCTCTCAACTTAACGAAGAACAACTCAATTCTGATGTTGCTGTGTATGATGAAGAAAGTGATGAGTATTACCAACTCAAGGTAGAGTTAGTGTTTGCGACTGATGAATGTCAAGTGTTAGATGTAGATCACCCTATCATTCGCTTCTGATAATGAAGACCAAATCTTCATGGATTGATGAACTAATTAAGTGGGAAAATACTCATTCAGAGTATAAACCATTCAAGGAAGATAATGACTCTCAACGTCAACAAAACCAGAAAGAAAACTACTGATAAGCATCACATAGAGAGAGGAGTTAAATCCTCTCTTTTTTTATGTTTAGAGGTTCAATTATACTTAAAAACGCATGAAAACGTATAAAAATCATTTATAAATGTATTATTAAATATAACTATGCGTTTACAATCATTCTCAATAAGCATCACTTATTGATAGTCAATAAGGTATATTGATGAGAATACATGTGGTGTTTGAGTGTTAATGACCTTGTAAATGTGTAGTGGTGATGATGCTTATGTACTCTCTTATGTGTCTATGAAGCATTTAAAGCCTCTGAGACCTTGTGATCTTTGCGTGCAAGCTATCACACTTCTCCCCATATGTCAACCCCCCGCGATTATTTCAAAATCCCCACATCCCGCTCATAAAATCCACCAAACCCAGATAAATACTGCCAACCCCTTGACACTCACTTCAGAGCATCTTATAATACTCTCATATACATCAAAGGAGAACACTTATGTCGGTCGTGTATCATCAGGCACAGAAGCAACGTGTGAGAATCACTCTGGATTTGAATGTATTGAGTGACTTTAATGCGCGTGAGATTGACTTTGAGAAACTATTCCAACTCGAACCATCTGAGAGTGTGGATGTATATGTTGAAGAGTTCGACAGATACTGATAAGAATGTGTGCCACAAGTTAAAGTGGCACAAACATTTACCATTCGTCTGAAAATCTGTTATTGTATGTTTGTGGTTGAGGAATTCTCTACACTTTCTCCTCCCACCAAAACAAACAATGACTTTCTCAATTCCTGCTCTGACTGCTATTGAAACTGCTGTGGAGTTTGTTGAAACTGCCATCGCATATGGTACGAAAGTTTATGCACTTGCCTCTGAAATCTTCACTGTTTCCGCTATTCTTTGGACTCTGAACTTTCTGGCAACGTCTATTCAAAAAGTCTACAATGCTGGTTTTGTTGTTGGTAAGTTCTATCGCACTTATCTACACAAACATCTGAAATCTGCTGTCATTCGTATCATTGCTGGCACGATCTTTGTGACCATTCTTGCATTCGAAGGTGCCGTGATTGCTTATAACAATCGTCACCAGATTATCGCACAACTGAATCAATTCCGCAATGCAATCGGGAGGCAGTTTGTTTATAGCGTGTGACACAAATACAAGTGGCACACTAAATGAGCACAGCACTTCAGATCTGGTATTCTTAAAGAGTCAAAGAACGGAACTCAAATGTCACTCACACAGTTCGCTTCTCTGAGTAACATTGACCTTGCAATCGCTGAAGCACAAGGTAAAGTAAAGGTCACACGGTTAGAAACAATCAAACCCCGCAAATCTGACCTGATTCTATCGCAAACCAAAGGGAATCGGTGTAGAACAAATCGCAACAGTGGTACTAACTTTGTAACACAAGTTCGCTGAGTTAGTAACACAAACAGTCCTGGGCAAGACTCTAAACTACCCAGCAAACCAAACTAACACAAATCATGCGCTACATTCCTTCTTCCCGTTATACTCTTGATGAGATCGCTGAGCAATGTCGAATCGCTATCAATCGTGCTGATGAGTTTAATGTAACTCCTGCGCCGTTGAATTATGATGAGGTGCGTAAGTTCTTCAAATATGAAGAAGAACTGATCGCTGCCTAAGTATTACAAATCATCCTGAGTAAGATGTAAAACTGCTCACAAACAATTCACTACACTTTTCTTCTTTATTATGTCCAACTCGATTGCACTTTCTCTGCTTGCACAAGGTAACACTGGCAATGAAATCTTGAGCATTCTGGATGCACTCGTTGCTGATCATGTGAGTGGTTTCGATTATATCGAGTCGCCACAGATTGAGTCTGCTCTTGGTATTCCTACTCTGGAGGAAGTGGCAGCATAAAGTATAGTCAACTCGTGCGTCTTCTGAGTGATACTTGGGAGACGCACTTTTCGTTGATTGTATAAAGAATCGTGAGTTTGTATTACTAATCAACAGCGATTCGTTATTTAATAGTAATAGGCAGTGATTGCGATTGCGCGTTTATTGTTTATATCGGGCGTTGCGGTTTTAAAAACTTCAAACTACCCTAACCTACAGAGGTGACAAATCGACCTCTAAATATCAATCTCAATAAAAATTTCCGGAGAGTAAAAATGAGTGTAAAATGGATTCATAAAGGTGGTTATTCTCGCCCCGATAAAAGAACAGTAAGGAAAGGTGGTAAGAAAAAATAAACCCTATTGGAATTTCTGTAGAGTAGTATTAGCGGGGTGGATGATAAGATATCCGCGCCCCTTTTTTGTTTGGTTGGGTTTTTGTATTGTTGTGATATATAAATTAATACATTAACTTGTATTACAAAAAATTTCCGGCAATATTTTTAACCCCCCTATGGAAAAAGTATATCATATCTACGCAAAAGATAGATGTTTACTACATTCAATTAAAGAAGAAGAATTTCATACTGCATGGAAGACTTTGAATAATATGGTCGGAGTTATGAAGACTGATTATACAACTGATGATTTGTCATATGAGGAACTCACCGTGAATAAAGAAATTACACTAAATTCTTCGCATTGACAAATTCTAAATAGACTGATAAAATTGATCTGAAGGTTACTTAAACTTTATGGCAAAAGGATTTACGGTTAAAGCAGCATCACCATCTATTCCCAAAGAAGAATGGGA